CAGTGGCATTCACCACAGTAATTGTGGGAATGCAAAGGAAAAACAGACAAGTAAAGTCTGTTCCAGCAGCGGCGTGAGTAGTAATAACCACACCATTAGATGGCACAGAATTTGCTAATACATCAGCCACACGTGGCATAATCATAGCAGCTGTATTATAATCTGTACCATCGGGTCCAAATCCATTATAATAATTATTATAATCGGCAAAAGCAAAATTGAATAAATTCAAATCTGGTAATGCAAATTGGATGGAACCATTTGTACGGAGGGAGGTTAATGCTGTACCAGCATTACCATTAGTTTGATATGTGTTATTGGAATCTTGATTCAATGTTTTAGCATTCATAGATACAGTGGAAGCTCCAACCATACTATTTGCTACCCCAAGAACACGATTTGGTGCAGTAGAAATTTTTGTCATACGTTGAATGTAGATACTGTCACTTTGATTAATCACACTAGGTGTGACTGTGAAATTGACAGAACCTCTATAACCAACAAAACATGAAGACACATACGGCAAAGGGTGCATCCAGGTATAAGAATAATTGGCTGCACCAGAGGATGCTACAACTTTATTACCCTGGGATAAACCATTATAAGTTCCAGTGGGATAATAACCTGGAATATAAGGCATACGTTTAAACTCTTTGACAAGTTCAGAATAAGAGTATAAATTACCAGCAACATACTGAATATTCATAGACCGATCTTGCAAAGAATATCGCCTCAAGAGAGTACGTAAGGATGCAACATTTTCACCAAAATTCATATGGTATCTATCAGAAGATAAAGCAGTAGGTGCGCCCATAACAACGGCATCAGGCAACAAATCTGTCTTCTCTTCACTTTGTAAAGGAAAGAAAGATGGAGTCTTACCCCCAATTTGGATAGAACCTTCTGGGTTGGCATACTCAAGAGTGTCGCCTCCCCTAATAAAAGCAAAAGTGTTGATATTAGATGAGGTAGGTGCTGTCAATGCGGTATGCACATAAATTGAAATTGTACCATTGGATACAGTAGATTGATGTGTTGCTGAACCAGCAGTAGTACCCCAGTTAGCATTAGAACTATCATCACTATTACACCAAGCTGTAGGTTGATGGTAAGGAATGACCATATCAAAGTCATCCTTTTCACCAATGTCCATAATATGTGTATAAACAGTATTTTCAGCTGGTTCAGTAGATGAAGAATTAGCTGAGAAAGGATCATAAACAATCTTTAGACGACCCTTGTGATATTTAGTAGTAACAAATTTAAATCTGAACACTAAATCACCTCTCCAATTTTGAAAGATTGTGGACAAATAGGCCACAGGTGTCATTGATAATTGCTTACCAACAACAACTGAAGAACTATTTAACACATCTTCAACATAAAGAAGAGATGGTGAAACTCTTGCTGTGAACAAGAGTTTGCCAACTGTATCAGATGTAGCCCAAAGGAAGGAGCCATATAAACTTTCTCGCTTTTTAAAATGAGCGATAGACAGTTCATCAGCACTTCCTAACCCATGAATAGAAGGATCAATAGATAATTCTTGTTTGGGATCTAATGTCAACTTTTGAACACTAGTACCAATATGAGCAGTACTCAAGTGAGGCGCATTAGCAGGCTGGTAAGCAGCCACATTATCAATAGTTGGAACATTAGTATAACCAAACATCTGTGCAATTGATGATACAGCGCTAGCGCCAATTTCAGTAGCTCGTGCAAATTTACCAATAACTGGCACAGTTGACAACATCGAAGCTGTAGATGCAATAGCTGTTGCAGGAGCTGAGATAGGACCATTCCCATACTCATCATTCTTCTCCTGACTCTGCAAAGCCAATGTTGCAGTAGAACCCATAAGCTCAACATCAGACATCCAAGCATAAGTCTTAACAGTGACATTTGTTGTTGTAGATGAAATGGCTGTATCTAGACCATCAAAAATATAATAGAGTAATGATCCAAAATTTTGGGTATCGGAAGCCGTCAAAGGCAACCAATTTCTATTATAAAGAAAAGGTAACTCCATTTCACCACCAGCACTCTCTTGAGGTTGGAGATAAA